TATCGACTCTACCTTTCCTGGGCTCGGGAAGTCTTCTTTCCCACCTCCGTGGACCCGACGGGACTCAGTTTCTTTAAGGAGAAGTGTGAAGGAATCCTACAGGAGCGGGGGAAGATGGGACTGATTAGGCATCATAAGATGCTTCGTCAGGCCTATATCTCCTACCTCTGCAGTTTCCGACACACTCCCAACAGGTCTGCCCGGCGACTGCTCCGTCGCCACTTTGGCCCGGATAGGCGTGAAGTAGTCGAGAAGGTAAGCCCGGAGAATATCCGGTCTATCCTCAGTCTACTCACGCTTACCCGGAGGTTCCGGTGCCCTCCCATCGTCGACGTAAAGTCCATCAGTGATCCTCCCCCGGTTACCCGGTGGAGTGTCCCTGCTGGGCTTTCCCGCCGATTCTGGAAGGACATCGGAATGCCTCGGTGGTGGCGGCTCAGGTCCGCTTCTTCTTGGGAAGAATATCATATGTCCGCCAGCCGCGGGCCCAACGGGCCTGCACTTCTCTCTTGGTTTCAGGAGGTCCCCATGCTCGGGGATCAACTGATTACCAGTCTGAAGCTGGTTGGCGGTAGTGAGTTCAGGGATTACCTGAACACCCTACTGAAGTACCCGGAAAGCCTGTCCGTAGGAGCTCGGTACTCTCCAAAGGAGGTGCCGACCCTACGTAAGGTCGTGGCAATCCCGGATCTGGAAGGGAAGTCCCGGGTGGTGGCCATCTTTGACTATATGAGTCAAACTGTCCTCCGCCCGGTGCATCTCGCCCTTTTCCAGGTGCTACGCCAGGTACCTCAGGATATGACGTTCTCCCAAAGGGACCTCCTTTCCCGTATCCAGTCCTGGGGGGATTGCTCCCTCCAGGCTGCCGACCTGACGAAGGCCACTGACCGGTTCCCTCGGGAACTGATCAAGGAGGCCCTACGGGGGTCCCGGGTGTCTGAGGAATGGCTGTCCGCATGGGAATACATCATGGTCGGGCTGCCTTTCAGGGTTCCGAAGAACCAAGGAAGTCAGCCTGTCCAGGAAGTATCCTATGCGGCGGGGATCCCAATGGGAGCTTACTCCTGTTGGGCGTCCTTCGCACTCGCACATCACTTTGTGATGTACTGGTGCTGCCATGACCTCAATCTAGACTGGAAGACCTCTAAGTATGTCATCCTGGGGGATGACATCCTCAT